GATCAGGTGCTGCGAGCGGCCTCAAAAAATTTGGGGTCGCCGCATCACTCGTAAGTAAAGCACGTGAAATGAAAGGGGGGGCTTCCGATCACGGCAGGGGGTCAGCCCTAGGCAGTTGTAACGAGTAGACTTTTAACACAGATGTAAAATTAAACCAACATAGTTCAAATATTACAAAACAACCAGAATGAATAGTCTCAGGAAAGATTCAAACATAAATTGTTCACATTATCGGTTTCGTAACATAAGTTACACGTTCGAAACTATCTCTTGAGCGCTTCCGTCAATGACCTGGTATGTGGTAACATTGATTCCGAAGTGTGGCTCTCTCAGAATGTAGCCGTATGTGTCGGCTCCGACTGGGGTGAGATCGAATACCGCGTTTGATGGGTCAGCAGCTTCTCCTTCAAGGAATAAAGTGTGAGTTATAGCCATCGCAGAAGTAAAGTTTACCTCAGGTAGCGGGACTTGCAGCTCGAAGACGTGATCCTCGTAGTGCTGGCGAAGTAACCACCATGCGGTTCCTTGCTTCTTCTTGTAATCTACCACATTAAAGTGGAGACCAAGAGTTCTTGCATAGTCTACAGCTTGGGAATACAGGTTGGGGTTCCAATGATGTTCAAGGGGGACTCCAAAGGTGTGGTCGTCTTCTGGAAAGACTGGGACAAACCTCCTCTCTCTGGTGAGATTGGCGACGTTGACATAACCAAGTTGTTGTATTGCAAAGGCGAAAGGGGCGATCACTGGTAGGTCAGCGATTGCTTTGGGCCTTTTGAGACTTCCTAAAGTGTAGCGATCAGGGAGATCTAGGTAAATGAGGGCGCGAAGCTTAAAGTATGTGGCAAGCATTGCACCAATGGCCAATTGTTCAGCAACGGCGTGGACGCGTTGTAAAACATCGATGTCATTGAACTCGCTCTTCTTTTGTAGAAGGTAAACCATAGCACGTTCAGTAGTTCGTACAATTCCATCAAAGAAATTGCCGACTATCATGGTGACAGGTTCGGGTTCACGGTGGGCTCTATCTCTTGGTAGAAACAAGCCATATTTTCCTTCATCTCTTTGTTCAGCTATATAGTCTGCATTACCCACAGACACATTAAGTGCCGTAGATTGAGCGAACGCACTTGGTACAGTGGGTGGCTCTGTGGGCTTCCGGGATTGCAGCTGAAAGGTTGATCCAACAGCGGCTTTCTGATCAGCAGTGTGAGCGGCGGCATTCTTCTCAGGTGAAGATCCGTGGCTCTCCGTAATCTTTGATTGCTCAGTCTGGGCGGCGGCAGCATCCTTATCCATGGTGTTGGGTAGGCTCGTTAGCTACGGTCGTAAGATGTATGAGTTTAGTTACTCACTGAAACAAATCAAACAGGAATTCGTTAGTGTAGGATGTATAGCAACTTCTTAGTAAGTTTATAAGTATGAAGTGAAACTTAGAAGTTAAATCCTAACTAAAGAGATAATGAACCTTTTCGGTGGATCATTATC